GCGGGAATGCGTGGTGCTTCATGTCCATAAACGGGGCTTTCAGTTTGCAACTTTGCAAAGCTATAGCAGGTTTTTGCAAAGTTGCAAAGTGTTGTTGTGCTATCAATCATCCAGCCCAATAACTTGATGCCCGATAGCACATCGGCAGTTTATGGATGCGCCCGGCGGCAAGTTGGGATCGCCGGGAAACATCGCAGGAATAGTACCCCCGCCCGCGTCCGGCATTTGAAACGCTTGATCCATCTCCACAATATCGCCGTTCATAGAGGCATGGCCAAAGCTATCTTCAGGCACGCGGCGTGTCCGATCATCGGAAACGCTTATCCACTCCTTGCGCAGCTTTAGGCCAGTTGATCTTGCCGCCTGATCTGCACCAAAGTTAGCCGCGCCGTGGGTTTCCGTCCTCGCAATAAGCGCGCCCCGCATACGCGATATTGACGGGATGCGCTTATTTATACTGCGCGCAATCTCGGCAGTGCCCAGCCCTTCGGACTGCCCGGCGCTAACTTGCCTGACAATCTGGGATCGTGTGGTTTCCGTGATTGACGTGATCCGCCTGCGGATGGCCTCGCCAGTGATGTACTCTTGCGCGATGCGGCGAAAGAAGTCAGCGAAGGATTTGACCTCGAGCACAAGCCCCATTGCCTTGCCCCGATCAACAATGCGCCCACCAAAAGCCTCGACCGACGCCGTGGCCATGTCCAGATAAAGCGCCTCAATCGTGCGCGCGTGGTCATAGTCCACATTTGGCGCGCCGCCTGTGCGCTCAAACTGTTCGACCATAACCCTAGACGCGCGCTCTATTTCGCGCCGCAGTGACGGTGCAAACTTGCGCTCAATGGCAGACAAGAGCCGCGCCTGTCGCACGCGCTCCCGCGCGGGGTTGTCTACCAAGTATCTCACTTGATTGCCACAACCTTGCCCGTCTCATAGCCTGCAATCATGCGTAGCGCCTTTTGGTCAACAGCGTCAATCGGGCCAGCCGCGTCAAACTCCATGCCAAGGGGTATTTCACCCATGCCAATATAGACCACATCGCCGCCCTCAACCGTATCGTAGCCCATTGCCTCCCGCTTTTCGTTGATCGTCAGAACCTTGCTGTCTTGCAGTGACTTCCACTTCACAGCGCGCTTATCCGCGATGGCGGGGATCTCGTCTAGGTCCGCCTTGATCGTCACGCCCTGAGCATCGGCAAGCCAGCGCTGCCAGTCTCCCACGCAACGCAATAGCAGCGGGATAACCGTATCCTCCCAAAACGCCAGCCGCGCCTCGGAGTAGTTCGCATAGGTGTTATCGCCGGGAATGCCGATTAACATTGGAGGAACCCCGAACGCCAAGCAAATATCACGCGCCGCGCTGTTCTTTGTTTCGATCATCTCAAGATCAGCAGGGGACATACCCATGGGCTTCCAGTCCAGACCGCCCTCCAGCAACATCGGACGGCCTGCGTTTTTCGCGCCTTGATGATTGTCTTGCAATTCGTTTTTTAGCCTATTGAACGCATCATCTCCAAGCGTCTGCCCGTCCTTGACTACCAGCGCACCAGATGGCCGCGCGCTGTTCTGCAAGAGCGCTTGCAGGTAGCCCATGGAGGCGTTGTGAACGTCGATTGCATATGCGCCCGCCTCAATCGGGGCCTGCCCGTACCAGTCGCTTAGCGGGTTGAACAGCCGCGTATGCCAGACCGGCACAATACCAGCCGACATATCAACATCCCACTTGGTTTTGCGCCCGCCAACGCTGTATTCAAACGCCTGCACCTCGCCATCCGCGCCGGGGATAACCTTCATTCGATCAGGACGCAGTGCGTACAGCTCACGTACTTCGCGGCCGGATGCAGTTACGCCCTCTTCATAGCTGTTGCCGCTGATAAGCAGATAGCCGATTTTGCTCTCAACGTATTCCGCATAGTTCTGTGATGGGTTTGGGTTTGCCAGCAGCTTGCGCAGCGGGGTTTCGGTCAGTTCGGTTTCGCCCTTGAAAAAAGTAAGCGGCACCGATGCCACGGCTTCCGAAATTGAGGATATGCACCGATTGGCCACCACGTTTTTCTGATAGCCCTCCACTGCAAATTTTGCATAGTCGCGGGTTGTCCAGACGGGTTGACCCGGGGACATAACAACAGACCCGCCGACCGCGCTTTCCTTGACCTCTGTCTGGATCTCCCCGCGCGTGATCTCGTAACCGAATAACCGCATTATAGCGTCCTTATGCTTGGGCCTGATTTTGCTTGCATCATAGGCGCAAGCGCGTATCGTATCTCGTCAATATAGTGGTTGTTTGCGTCCATAATCACGGGCATAATGTCGCCTGAGTTTTGATCAACTTTATAACTGTATAGCCTAAACTCGCGCGCCGTGCTAGTGCATCGCGGATGGATGATGATTTCCTCATATGATTTCATATGCGCAATACCGTCTGCCACCGATCCCGGCCATTTTTTAACGCCCACCATTTTGGGCAATCCGTGGCGCTTCAAGTAGCTAATGCTTTCCGGTCGCGCGCTATCGGCCCGTGATGTGTAGCTTGCAAAGTCGGGTATCCGGTCGCAGATGAAGTCGCTGGTATCGTCCAACTCTAGGCCCACCTTGCCCGCCTCATACTCGATCCACAGGCGCTTATCATAAATCCAAACACGGCTTGCGGCTGTCGGGTCTTGCGCAAACCCAAAGTCCACGCCCTGATACGGTCCATCCCAGTTATGGCCGGGTGTAAAGTCCTCAACCTTGTATTTCCCCTTGAACACCTGCGCTTCGGTAATGGTCAGGAACGCGCCTTCCCATACATGGTCATAGGTGTCAGAGCGCAATCGTTGATCCTCTAGGCGCTGTTTGTTGAGGATGTCAGGGAACCACGGGTTATCTCGCCAGCTAAGATCAGTGACAATGCAATCTTCGCCCCCGCCGTCCACAAAGCGCCTGTGTGTTGCGCTCTCCGCGCTTTCGGGATTGTAGCTTATCCAGTTCTCTGCGGTCCAGCCTTCGCCTTCCTGCCGGATAGTTGGGATGAGCTTGCGCCACGCAACATCAGACACGCTTTCCGCTTCGTCTGTCCAGTTGCCAATAATGCGCGCCTTGGATTTAATGCTGTCCAGATTGTGACGCAGACCAGCGAACGCATAACTTATCCGGCGGTTTTTGGTACGGATATACTTTTCGCCAACATCAAAATAATCAGCGAGCCAATCATGCGACCGGATTGCCGCCTTGATTTCCTCCATGCTGGATTCATCTAGGCTGTTGAGGTGCTCGCGGGACGCAAGGAAAACTCCCTCTACACCTAGCTCTGCAAGTTGGTAGATCCGAAGCGCCGAACGCAGGGCTAGGCCGGTTGTCCGGCCGCCGCCCCGTCCGCCCTTGAATACCCGCGTGCGTGCTGGCCTTGCGAAGTTGGCGGTGATCTTGGGAATTTCCTCAATCGTCGCTTTCATCTGTGACCTGCGGCGATACGAACTCAATCTTTGTGGGCTTTGGCGTCATGGTGCCATCGCTGCTGGATAGGTCAACATCGCGCTTGTCTCGCCAGTCATCAGCCACGCGGTTTTTCAGACCGAAGATTGCAGCGGTCGCGTTCCCCTCGCCTGATTTAGCGTTATTTCGCAGGCAGTTTTCCCACCAAACGGCGGAAGCGGCCTGTGCGGTCTTTAAGGCGTCCATAAACTCAGGATGAGCATCGACCCAAAGATACACCGTGGCGCGCGAAACCAGAATGCTGCCAGCAAATGCCGTCACGCTGTATCCTTCCGACATAAATGCAATAATATCTTCGCAATATGCAGGGTCGTATTTTGTTGGGCGTCCGCCTGCGTACGTCACCGAAACATCCCGCCCAGCGCGCGCCCGGTGAAGTATCCAGCGATACGGCGCATGATGCGGCGCGAGATAGACCCTTTGCGCTTTGACGTTACGGCCTGCACGTCTCCGCTGTATTTTGCGGTTGCGTAGAGGATGCTGCGGAATTTGTTAATGGTCATTTTGTTCTCCCTCTTGAATGCAGACACCGTCGCGAATAACCGTAATATCTTTGCGCGGATATGTCTTGAGCAATTTAAGCCCGAATGGCTGATGATGGAATATTGCTGAGTGCACTAGGTCTTCTGCATTGCAAGAAATTCCGTTTACCGTGTAAGAGCCTTTACGCAATGGCTTCCCCGGCTTTGGAACTTTGATCCATTCAATTTGATCACCGAGGTGATCAATCCATAAGTCGCCTGTGATTGCGTTCAAGTCCATTTGGTTCTCCTGTGTCCGCCCTGAGAGTACCACCCCGCGCTGATGTTAGCAACGAAAACAAAAAAGCCCCGCGCTTTTTACGGCGCGGGGCTAAGTTGGGAGACAACATGAAAAGAACCAACAACAAGGAACA